CCACTTTCCCACCTAGCAATAGTAGGTTTACTTACACCTAGTAATCTACCAAATTGTTCTTGATTAAATTTTAAAGGCAAACTATTTCTAACTTCTTTTAATGTCATATATTCCATTTACTTTCTCCTTTTCTACAATAACCCTTTCACAGTTACAAAACATTGTCAACCCCTTAGTCAAAAAAAAAAGAGCAATCTAATTAAAGACTACTCTTTTCTATATAGGCAGATGTATTGGCACGCAAATGTTTCCGCATCTATTAAGTGTTCTGCAACTAGTATCAGCCACTAACACACCTATAATATTATTCTATACAGGTAATTTATCGGAAGGTAGCGATCCTTCAAGGATATTATTTAATTGGCTATCCTTACCTTTCACCAACCCTGTATAAAAACTTCTAAACTAAATCTACCTCTATTGTTTTTTCTAGATCATAAGATAGAGGTTTTTCTCCATACTCTCCTTCTTCTAGTCGGTAGTGATATACACCACCTAGCCATTTACCAACGACATTTTTCTTGCCGTATGGTTTCTTGCGTAAAGTTCTTATTCCCGCTGACGTTCCTGTTTCAAGATAGCCAATTCTCTTTGACACTTCCTGTACAGAATGCCAATGTCCGTCTGACAATACATCAAGTATTCTCTCTGACATTCCTCTGCGTTTGTGATATTTCTTTTTTTCTTCAGTCATCATCATTATCCTTCTCTACATAAATATTAGGGTGATCTGCTCTAACTAAATCTTTCCAAAATGCTCTGTGAACATTTCCTTTATCTTCACCATGCTCTATAGTCATTTGTTGATATTTAAGATTTGCTTCTTCTACTACATCATCAAAGGCCTTGTCAAGTTTAGATATATCAGAATAAGTAATATACTCTACTCCACTTTCATTAATGTTTTGTACAAGATTCTTAACTTGGTTCGTAAGCACCAACTGTAAGTCGGTAATGGTAGGCACTTCTACTTCTTTCTTTTTTGTTCTAGCCATATCTTCTTTCTCCTTAAGTTTTAGCTCTCTATTTATCCACTCCGAAAAAGTGTTCATATGTTGTACTCCTCTTATTTATTGTTGTCAAGTAAATTATGTAGCTTCGCCCCAAACCTCATATTTTTCTAAGTCTTCTTCAGTTATTAAATCATGTTTAACGCACAAGCTACCAATGTTTCTATTGACTAGCACAGGGTGTATTTCTTTTTCTTGTTTCGCCATTTTATCAAGAGTAGCTAAACACTCATCATGGTTCATAGGATTTAGGTTTATGTACTTCTCCATGTCGTTCATGGTGTTACAAGTTTTTAAACAATAAACTATTATGGCATAATATAATATTTCCATTATTCTATATCCACAAGGTTATAAACATTTCCTGTATTGCCTACAAATTTTTTAATCATCTTTTTGCCACAGGTTATTTCTATGATAGTATTGAGGTTTATGTTCCTGTACCCAGAACTTTTCATATCATATACAGTTAGGTATCTATCTCTATTGTTGACACTTATGCCACCTTTTAGGTGCTTCTTCACACCTAACTTACAGTTCATCTCTCGTACCTCGCCATTCTTTTTGACAAACTTTGCTTTAAATATTTTTTGCCCCACCATGTTCTTAATTACAGGGGTTACTAATGCTTCAGTGTATAGTCTCATCTTCATCTTCCTCCTCTAGTTCATAAGTCATTGTTAAATAAAGTCCAGCTAAGGTATTAATTATAATACCACACATATCTATCTTAGACATACCTAATAGTACATACCTATTGTATAAGTCAAGTAAATCTTTAATAAACATTTCAGTTACCTTTTTATTAGGGTCTTCCATATATGTTTCCTTATAGGGTTATATATTAGTACCGCCAAAAATTTTTCTTGTCAAGTAATTTTTTTTGTTGACATAATTTTTTAAAAAAGTTACTAGTATAGAGAGAGAAAGATACACAAGGAGATTACCATGCGAGGAGACATTGATGTTGCTTCATTTGTTAAAGCATTATCTATACCTGTTGATGAAACATATAGAGGCGATTGCCCTGTTTGTTTTCGTAAAAATACTTTCACTGCTACTCATACTTCTGGGCGGTTGTTGTATAATTGCTACCATGCTGATTGCTCAGTTGGAGGGACTACAAAAACAGGCAATCTTGTTCAGACATCGTCTGTGGCAAAAGATAAAAAACCTGACAGAGTAGACCTATCTGTATATAACAAACAGTGGGTGGGTTTAGATCGTAGTCAAAGAGTTGTTGACTATTTAAAATCTGTGCAATCCTACCATGCTTACAAAAATAGATTTGCCAATATAAGATACGATGTCAAGGAAGACCGTTGTGTGTTTCTTGTATACAAAGATAAAAGTTTAGTTGATGCTGTGGGTAGATCGCTGACAAATTCTAAACCAAAGTGGAAGAGGTATGCATCTTCTCGTGTTCCTTTTGTTACGGCCAATGACAGTAACTATCTTGTAATCGTTGAGGACTGTGCTTCTGCTTGTGCGTTGACATTTGCTAATGTACATGGTATGGCTTTGATGGGGACAAATTTATTGACAGATTATTTAAAATACATTAAGCATTATAAACTTGTTACCGTTGCATTAGACAAGGATGCTTCAAAGAAGGCAATGAAAATAGTACATGAATTGTCTATCCATGTGCGGACAAAGTTAGTGTTATTAGACAGAGACATAAAGAGGTGGAGTGAAGAAGAGATAAAGGAGAAGTTTAATGTCGCTTGAGAAACAAATATTATCGGCATGTTTATCACATGAGTTTTACAAAGATACTGTAGAGGTTGTATCAAAAGACATGTTTGCCAATGGTGTAGGCACTATCTTTGACACTATCAGTTTTGCACAACAAAAATATGAGAGTGACATTGACATAAATACACTGATACAATTACATAGAAATAAATACCCTGCGTTACCAGAATCATCCAGAGAACCTATAGAGGATGTAATTAAGGAGCTTGACAAATTTATGCCAAGCAACAAGGTCATTCTAAAAGATTTAATCATTGACTTCTGGAAGAAAGACAAAGCTCATAAAATTAGTGACTTATCTGCTGACATTTGGTTAGGCAACAGTGATGACTTTACTGTACTGAGAACTTTAGTTGACACTGCTATAGAGAAAGCACCAGAAGATGAAGGGAATTTTCAGGAAGTGAAAGATGATGTGAAAGATTATATTGATGGTTGGGATCAGGGGTTTGAATTTAAGTTTGAGTTACAATCGTTGGCTGACAGAATAAGTGGTGCAGGTAGGGGTAATCTTGGTATTATCTTTGCAAGGCCAGAGACAGGAAAGACAACATTCTGTACATACTTGGTATCAGAATATATCCGACAGGGATTCAAGGTAGCGTACTTTGCTAACGAAGAGCCGGGCAGATTGGTCAAGGGTAGAGTGTTCTCTGCATATCTTAGACGTTCTATTGACGAGATGAAAAAGAACTTAGAAGATTCTATGAGTGTGTACAAGAATGAAATAGAACCTAACCTAAAATTATTAGAGGGTAGAGGTATCACTTTATCAGAGATAGAAAAATTTATTGACATACATAAACCAGATGTGGTAATGGTTGACCAACTTGACAAAGTAGTCATCAATGGTAATTTTGCTAGGACAGATGAAAAGTTACGAGCATTGTATGAAGGAGCAAGAACAATAGCCAAGAAACAACAAGTATTATTTTGGTCAGTGTCTCAAGCATCCTATGATGCACAGGGTAGACAAGAGGTTGACTTTAGCATGCTAGAAAATAGTAGGACAGGAAAAGCTGCCGAGGCTGACATTATCATAGGTATAGGAAAGAACTTTGGTGAAGAAGAAGATTATGTTAGACATCTTTGTATATCTAAAAATAAACTCAATGGGTGGCATGGGACAGTGACATGTTCTATTGATATACACAGGGCGAGATACGAGTTATGATACTAAAAGCTGACGGATTTGATGATGCGATATTAGGCTTAGGCCGAAGATGTAGTCAGCCAGATCTGTTAGTTTATGATGTTGACAAATGTGTAGATATACTTATGGAAGATGGCATGACACAAGAAGAAGCTATGGAGTACTTTGAGTTTAATGTTGTTGGAGCATGGATGGGTGAAGGAACACCTATCTTTTTGTACAGGGGGGCAGAGGATGAAGAGTTATCAATACTTTAAAACTGATTCTAAAGGAAATCCTGTATTTAGAAAAAACACTGGTCAAACTTTATGTGAGGTAGAAATATATTTAAAAGAAAGTGATATTACTTATGAATATAGACTAGAGGCTACTGCATTAAAAATTTATAATGAAGAAGACAAACCTTATATATACTATATTACTACAGGAAGGTGGAAACCTTATAATGGAAAAAAAGCCCCACATTATCGTAGTGATAATATACAGAATTTTGTTGAAAAATATTTAAATAGGAAGTTTGATGATAACCGTTCTTGACATAGAAACAACATTTAAAAAAGACAACGAAGGTAAACTAGATGTTGATCCTTATACAGGAAACATGCTAGTATCTGTTGGGTATGACATTGTAGACACCGAATCAGGTTACATTTGTTTTACCCACACAGAAAAAGAACCTACAGAGAATGGCTTTGCTATACTGCAGAAAGTTTTAGATGATACTGACATATTAGTAGGACACAACATTAAGTTTGATCTCAAATGGTTACTTGCTTGTAATTTTACTTATACAGGCAAAGTATATGATACTATGATCGCAGAGTACGTTATACATGGTGGTGACAAAGTTGCCCTATCTCTTGCCGAATCGGTAAAAAGATATGGTCTTGACGAGAAACGTACAGATTTAACAGAGCAGTACATGAAAGATGGTGTGTCCTTTGATAGCATTCCTTGGGATATTGTAGAGGAATATGGAAGAGCAGATGTAGAGGTGACAAAGCAGTTGTATCTTGCACAACAAAAAGATGTTTCTAATGGCCTTGCACCGACCGTCAATCTAATGAATGAGATGTGTCAAGTTCTTACCGAAATGGAAAATACTGGTATGAAAGTTAGTGTAGATGCTTTGACAAATATTAGAGAACAATATCGTAATGAATACAATGAGTTACATGAGTTTCTTGATGAAGAAGTTAAACGTACAATGGGTGACACTCCTATAAATTTAGACAGCCCAGAAGATAGATCTAAAGTTCTGTACAGCAGAGAGGTAACAGATAAAAAATTATGGGCGAGTACATTTAATTTAGGTTATGAACAGTATGGTAGTACAAAAAGAAAGAAGCGAGTAAGAAAATACAAACAAGATGATTTTGTTAGAAAGGTAAGAACATATACTACTGTTGTACCTCACACAGAATCACATCAATGTTCTTCCTGTAAAGGCAGAGGATACTTCCATCCGCTAAAGAAAGACGGCACAGTTGGCAAAGCTAAAAGAATTTGTAAAACGTGTGGGGGGGAGGGGGTTGTGTTTAAATCTACAGGAACAGTCGCTGGATTTAAGTTAGTGCCAAGAGATGCCTATGATGTGAGCACACATGGATTTAAAACAGATAGGCCTACACTAGAAGTATTGGCTATGTCTGCTAACGATGAACAGAAAAAATTTATTAGTGCCTATATAAAATACAATGCCATAGGTACTTACCTTAGAACATTTGTTGACGGTATAGAGAAGGGATTGGATAACAAAGGTTTTATTCACCCACACTACATGCAGTGCGTCACTGCTACAGGAAGACTATCTTCTCGTAATCCTAACTTTCAAAACATGCCAAGAGGTACAACTTTTCCTGTACGGGAATGTGTTGTATCACGATGGGAGGGAGGAAAGATACTTGAGGGTGACTACAGCCAATTAGAATTTAGGGTTGCAGGTTTTCTTGCAAATGACGACCAAGTGTATGCTGATGTACAGAAAGGTTTTGATGTACATAGTTTTTCTGCAGAGGCATTAGGTGTTTCTAGACAGGAAGCAAAGGCACACACGTTTAAGCCACTATATGGAGGTACATATGGAACAGAAAAAGAAGTTGAGTACTACGACCTTTTCAAGGCCAGATATTCAGCTGTTGCTAGATGGCATGTCTCTTTACAAAACGAAGCGATTAAGACGAAAAAGATCACCCTTCCTTCTGGTAGGGTTTATCATTTTCCTCATGTTCGTAGGAACTTTCATGGGGGTTCTACTCACGCTACCGCCATAAAAAACTATCCTGTACAGGGATTTGCTACTGCAGACCTGCTCCCACTTGCTCTTATAAATTTAAGAAAAATTTTGTTTGACAAGGGTATGCAGTCTGTGGTATGTAATACAGTACATGATTCAATTGTCCTTGACGTATGTCCTGAAGAGGAAAAAGAGGCGATTGATATTTTGGCTGAGTCCATGTTAAGTATAAGGTCTGAGGCTAAGAAAAGGTACAATATTGATTATGACATGCCTATCGGTATTGAATTGAAAATTGGCAAAGATTGGCTTAACATGGAGGAAGTCTTAACACTCTAAACCGTAGGAGATAAGTATGATGTCTAATGACGTTGTAACTAAAGAAGCAGGGGTAGTGCCTTCACTGAAAAATATGTCAGTAGAGGAGATCGCTGCACTTACTGGGCAAGAGGTTAGTGGTTCTGAAAATAATCAGGGGCTACCACGTCTTGCTATTAACCACAGTGAAGAGGATAGCGAGGGCCGAACTATTTCTCGTGGTAAGTTCGCTTTAAAATTACCTAACCTTGTCACCGCCTATGCTAAGGAAGCACACGTTAGAATCTTCTATCGTCTGTACACCTACAGCAGATGGGATGCAGATCAAAATACTTTCGGCTGTCAAACAATACAAGCACCAACTTTAAGTGCTGACTTTTATGACACTGAGGGTAACATGCGTTGTGGTAGACTAACTAAAGATCAAGCAGATGCTTTACCTAAAGATAGTGCAGAGATGGCATTACATAAAAGTGTAAAATGTAATCAAGTTCTGTATAATACAGTACAGCTCGTTGATCCTGTAGATGCTGAAGGAAATAAAGTGGAGATGCCAGAAGAGATACCTTCTGTATGGTATGTTCGTGGATCAAGTTTTCTACCAGTAAGTGACCATATAAAAATGATTGCTAGACAAAAGCAAATCATGTGTACTGTGGTAAACAAAGTAACTACGTTGAGAAAGAAAATGGGAGGTGCATCCTATTACGTTCCTACTATGTCTGTTCTTAAGTCAATAGACATAAAAGAAGGTGATCAAGAATTAATGACCAAGTTCTTTGAAACGAAGGAAGCCATCAACAATAAGACGATGGCACAGTGGAGGGAGCAAAAAGAAAAGAATGCCAAGTTAGGAGATTTGTCTGACTTTGGTGATACTCTTGAAGCTACAGGATAAGACTTTTGTTTAATCCTATTCTTATGAAAGTGCAGGGATTTCTAGATCGTGCTACAAAAGAAGGTATTGATCTAGACCCTGAGCTTTTAGAAAATTTTAAGAATGACTGTGGGAATGCCCTAGTCAAGCAACTGTCTCGTGGCAGAGGTGAGTACTCTTTACGTATGAGTGGCTTGGGTAGACCCATGTGTCAACAGTGGCATGATAAGAATGGTTCACCAAAAGAGATACAATATAATTCTATTATGCGATTTCTTTTTGGTGATATTATAGAAGCTATTGCTATGGTGGTGTTAAAATCATCAGGAGTTAATGTAGAATCTGAGCAAGAGAAAGTAAAACTAGGTTTAGATGTATGCGAACTTAGTGGTACTTTAGATGTTGTAATAGACGGTAAGGTGTGGGATATAAAATCTGCATCACCTTATGCGTTCTCCAAGAAGTTTGGTGGAGAGTTTGGTGGGTACAATAAAGTAAAAGAAGATGATACCTTTGGTTATCTTATGCAGGGTTACCTGTACAGCAAAGCAAAGGACATGGATTTTGGTGGGTGGATAGTTGTGGACAAAGCCTCTGGCGAATG